GTATAAAAGGAGACTTGTCCAATGGATAATTTCCTATAGAACTTGGTACGACTTTGTCGTTAACCTCTTGTTGAACAAGCCACCTTTTATTTTCGGAACGAATTACTCTTGTATAAATTTCTACACTTTTATTAGATTGAGTTGAAGTTGGTTCTTCACCATCAAAACAAAGTTGTAAAATTTCTTCAGATACAGAAGAAGGACTAGCAACATCTTTAGTAATGATTTCTAAAACATTTCCTAATGTATCTCTTTTAATAACGTACTGATCTATGTGGTAAACTTTCATTGTTAAATCTGGAGTGATATAAACAAGAACATTACCAGCAACAATTAAATGTCGTAGGGCTTCGTATAATGCTGTCCTGAAATTATTAACTTCCATCTCATTCATTATAACTCGTTCAATAGAGCCCATAGCTTTCTCAAACTCTCCTTGCTGACCTTTTTGACCAGAAAGTTTAGCTATTGTGAATTCGTCTAAAGTTAATCTAAAAAATGATTGATTTGGGGGAAGGAGTGCTAAAAGTAATTTACTTGCTAAATTATTTGTTCCTCTTGCACCAATACCTTGAAATGGTGTGTATAGCTTTGTTGAACCATTATACCCAGACCTAGTTACTAAGCTTGGTATTGTAAATTCAGAAGCATCTCTTGCTCTGTCTAAATAAGGTAATCTTATTGGTTCTAATTTAGAATAGCGGGATTTAGCCGTTATCGGTTGTTCTTCCATGTTTTATTATAGTGGGATGTTGATTCCAGATTGACCGCCTTGAAGATTAGATTGATCTAATTCAATTCTTAAAGCACTTTTACCTTTTCTTTTTGCAACACTTAAAGGTGTTCCTGAAGCTGTTTGAGGTGCTGTAGGTGCTTTTTCTCTTAACGCTGTAGAACTTGCATTAATTTCTGTAGCGGGAGGGGCTGGTACTGGTGGTGGTGGCGGCATTTTTGGGTTGGATGGTAAACACATATTATTCGTTTCCTAATGTTTGAATTTTTAATAAGTTGTCATTTTGGTCATCTTTTAATTTTTTAAGATGTGCGACAACGCTTGATTGACCCGCTTTAATCCATATTAATCGTTCACTATCGTTTAAATCTGGAGATTTATTTGGAAATTGTTGCTCTAAATAATCGATTAATTCTTGGTTTATCAGCATGGTTTGTCCAAGAGAGCAACCTAATGGTAGGTTTTAAAGGTTGTAGTCATACTTAATATAACTAATCTTTAAAATATTGTGGCTAGGTATGATTATTGCGTTACCGCAATCTTCTAAAATAATTCCCCCATCAAATTCTGCAAATCCAAAATCAGAGGTTAGAACTGTACTTTCTTTAGTTCTTGAAATTAAGTAACCAACACTGCAACAAACTGCGTGTGTTTGTGTTTTAGTTTCTTCAATGTTTTCCCAAGTTGTATTTGATTGGGCATCTTCCCATAATACAAATACTAGAGGGTAACTAAACTTCTTCTTTTTTAAGAAGTTCAGTATTTTCTTTAATAGGTTCTTCATCTATTTCTTCTATTGTGTTTCTTTCTTTTAGTGTGTGTAAGATTTTAAATTTTGAATTACTTGAAGGAGGAAACGTTCTTATATCTCCAAGTTCTGGAGTTTTAGCATAAAACTTATCTTCAATTAAAATTTCAACAGTTAGATATGTTAATACTTTCCAGTGTCTAATCTTTTGTAAAATAGACATTAGTACTTAGCAACAAAAGGTTTTGCTTGTGTTGTTTCTTTTTTATTTTCGTAATCTCTTTCAATAATCATTTCGATGTAATGGATTGCTTTTAAAAGATCTTGCTTTCCACCTTTATCATTATGGCGGCAAAGATATTTAATTGCATTACCTTCAGCAAATAATAAATTATTATCATTAATAAATTTAGAAGGCTGTATGGCAAACTTTTTATAGTGAGTCCCGCCTATCTGCTTGTAGAATACTGAATTAGTCATTTTTTGTTTCCTCATATTTGTCTGATTTAAAAATACACTCTAGGTATAACGAATAAAAAAAAGATTTTAGATCTTCGGGATAACTTTCATCTTCGCTTAACTTTTTATATTTTTCTGCTTCTTTTTCTAGGCTTATAGTTGTTGTCATGTTCTTCTCCATCTATTGTTGTAAAATAAAATTTAATATTCATCTCTCTTTGGATTTTCTTAAGACTCCTATTAATTATTGAGTTATCTTTTTTTCTGTGGGAAATAGTTTTAACATCTATTAAAAAACACTTACCGCTATCATCAGTAATTATTAAATCAAAAGGACACGTTGGGTCTATTGACTTAGAAACAAAGAAACCTTTCTTTAAGAATTTATGTGCTACTGCTAATTCAGCAATTGCACCCTTTAAGGAAGGTAACCTCTTAGTTTTAAAATCATTATATTTTAAAAAACTACTCATTTTAATTTTTTATTAAGTGGTTTAGGATTCCAAAGTGTGTGTGTTTTTGTTTGAGTATTATAATCTGAACCTTTTAAAATCTTAGCTACCCTCGCTTGAACTAAAGCATCAGCTGCCGTTAATCCCTGACCAACATAGCATTTAACTATAGTTTCCCAGTGATCTTTACTTTCAGATAAGGTTTTAGTTGCTTTAACAACTCCATAAGTTGGACAACCTTTATAGTTGTCGGACTGATCGCCCATTAAAACTTGTAAATAAAAATTAAAATCAGCTTGTTGTTTGCTAACTTTATAAAACTCTTTTGATGACGGGTTAAAATGTAAACCCTCAACTTGGTTTAAATCTTTATCTTCTGAACATATTATTTTATTACCTTGTAATATTTTAGAAGTAGCTAATATTCCTAGTATATCATCAGCCTCTAAGTTAGGTTTTGAATACCCATTATAATTATCAAAAATAAATTTCTTACAAAAAGATAATGTTAAAGGTTTTCTTTGAGATTTTCTGTTTGCTTTATATTCAGGTAATAATTGATTTCTAAAGTTTTCTTTATCAGAGAAAGCTGAAATTATTTTAGTACACTGCGTATCAACTTTAAGTCTATCAAAGTAATCTACTATTAATTTTTCACACTCTTTTTCATCTGAGTGTAATGTCCATACATCATTATCCCACTTAATAGGGGTTTCAGATACAGCTGAAATTTTATAAGCAACAATATCTGCATCAACTAACAATATACTCATTAAGCGTTTCCTTTCGGTTTTATTCTTTTTAAATCTAATCTTATAATTTTTGGGTCTTTCTCTAAGTCGTGTCTAAAATCTTCTTTGGTGAATACTGTGCGTCTTTCTTCATCAATAGCTATTTCACTGATCGCTGCGTAATGATCATCTAAAGTTTTTAAAAAAGAACTAAAAGCAGCACCGATCTGGATTGCTGGACTACTGGCTATACTGTGAATAGTATCTGATGGTAGTTTCTTTTCGTACACTGTGTACGTAAGTCGTTCTTCTCCTAAGTCGGTTAAGACAAATATTAATTGCATGTTTATACTGTTGTTTGGTTAGTGAGTTTCTGCCCAATTGTTTCCAATTTTGTAGGCAGCACTTAGAGGAACTCTAAGTTTAAAATACTCCCCTGCTTCCTTAATACTTTCAACTGCAAGTTTGCCCACTTGCTCAGCTATCTCTGGTTTAGCTTCGATTTGAAATTCATCATGAATTGTAGCAACTACAAAAGCATCTAAAGGCTTCAGTTTATTCCATAAAATAACTAAAGCTTTTTTCATTAAGATTGCACCGCAACTTTGAATCAAAAGGTTAAGCTGTGCGTGACTCGATCTTACTGTTAAGATTCTTTTATCAATACCTCTAAGAATTCCAGTTGCTTCAACCTTTTCATAAATATCTTGTTTAATTTCTTTTAAGAACGGTAGTGCTTTATAAAATTTATCTAAAATTACTTTAGCTTCTGGTAGCGTACACGAAAGTATTTCTGATAATCTTTTGTATGAACAACCATAAAGTAAAGCGTAAAACATTGTTTTAGCTAAGTCCCTAGAACTAAGACCAGCTGCTTTTTGATTGTATGTGTGAAAATCTCCTTGAAGAATTAAATCAACATAAGCTTTCCCACCAGTATAATTAATAATGTAGTGGGCTAAACAGAGTGCTTCTAAAGAATTTGCGTCAACACCAACTAATACATAACCTTTAGTTGGAATAAATAATTCTCTACACTCTTTTCCGTATATAGAAAAAATATTCGGAACTTGCATTAGGTTTGGTTTAAGTGACGACATTCTGCCAGTAACAATGTTTGTTACGTATGAAGTTTGTATTCTTCCGTTCTTAGCTAAATTAAGCCAAGCGTTAGCACCATCACTTAACATCCCTAATCTTTTCTCTAATGTTAAATATTCATTTAATAGTTTTGCTTCTGGATAATTTAAACTAGATAAAACTTTTTCATCTACAATTGGCTGACCAGTTTCTGTAAATTCTTTTGGTTTCCAATTATGTAATTCTTTTAATCTATTAGCTATGTGTTGTCGGGATGACGGATTAAACTTTACAACTTTAGTTTTCTTAACTGGTACACCTTTTACATAGCCAAACTTTTTAGAATTAACTTTAGGTACAAACGTTCCTAAATCTTCAACCCAATCTTTAAATGTTTCGTCTAGTTTTAATTTTAATAAATTTGTCTTAGTTAATAAGTCAGCGTGTAAGTTTTGTGCTCTAACAACATCAAAACCTAAACCCTTTTTTTCTTGTTCTTTAGTTATATAAGTAATGTTGTGTTCTAACTCTATAGACTCTAAACTAAAATCTTTTGATTTAAATTTCTCGTATAGTTTTTTAGTAAGCTCTACATCTCTAATACAATACTCCAACATCTCTGGGGTAAATTTTGAAAAATTAGAAACATCAAAATCCATTTTAGGAAAACCTAAACGTTTTCCCCAAGCTTTTAAATTATGCTTACCAGAAACTGACTGATCTATAACACCTCTTGCCAACAACTTAATGTCCACGCTATTTGCTATATCTGGGTAGATAAGGCGACTAAGGCAAAGCGTATCGTGAACTAACTCTTTTTTATGAGAGTAGTTGTACAACTTATTAAGCACGGGGAGGTCGTACCCAATAACGTTGTGTCCAACGATTAAGTTATCAGCAAGAAGTTCTAGTCCTTTTGGAATTTCGTTACCTATAAATGAAAGTGTTTCTTTACCATTATTTATTACTAAACAATGAACAACAGACGGATTAAAACCATCTGTTTCAATATCAAAAATTAATGTCTGCTTCATACTCAACTAATCTTCCTTTCATGGATTCATATTTCAGAGTGCAACCTTTTCCTGTTAGACCTGAAAATCTATTTTTTAAAATTCTAATAAATGCTAAATTCTTTTGAGTTTCATCTGAAGTTGATCTCTCAACACCAAGTACAACATCTGATAATTGACTGATACTTGCTGAACCTCTTAAGTGACCTAGAGAAGTTTTTAAACCGTCAGTGTGATCTTTGTTCCCTTCTGGTCTCTTTAAGTGACTAACTAAAATTATTCCTATGTTTAATTGCTCAGCTAATTTTCTAATATTAGTCATTAGCATGTCGATTGTTTTTCTTTCATCGTAAACTTCTAAACCGCTTACAATAATACTAATGTGATCTATTATTAAAAACTCACAGTCTAATCCTGTTGCGAAAAATTTAATCTTACTTAAGATTGTATCTTCTTCTATGCTACCCCAATGGTCATATAAAAATACATTACCGTTACCAATTGTTTCCTTATAACCTCTTTGTAATTCTTCATCTGTTAAGTTTTCTCTATTTATGTGAATAGGTTTATTTAAATGTAAACCAATAATACCTTCGCAAGTTCTTTTTAAACTTTCTTCTAAAGAAATAATTCCAACTTTATGATTACTGTTTATTAAATGTAGTGCCAACTCTTTTGTGACTAAAGTTTTACCTATTCCTGAACC